CACATCGTACAGGGGAGTCTCCCCTGTTGTCATCAGGCAATTCTCAAAGGCTTGTAGCCTGCTATACAAAACGAAAACCATTTTCAAAACGCTCTGGCAGAAAAAAATCAGAAATATGTGGCCACGCATGCGCACAGTCGCTACGTTTGCCGGGCCACAACAGGTCCCTCCTATGTCCCTTGAATGTCCAATGGCGGTCCGTCAAGAGGCCCAACATGGGCCAAGCGATGTCCCGGCTCATTACAAGCCAAAGCAACACAAAGTCATGGTTGCCGACGATCTCGCCCGAGAACTCCGGCGATTACAGCCACCACACAGGCAAACCTATTCACTCAGCACGTTGGTTTATGAAGCGCTATGGGCCGTGGTCATGGTTGAAAAGGTAGGGGTTGACGGGCATGCGACCCTGGGAAAAACCGACGGAAACCGCTACGCGGTGGTTCCGGCTCCGCCGGAACAGTGCGAGGAAGGAGAGGAGGTTTTTACCTCTATAGAAAAGAAGAAAGAAGACAAAAAACAGAGCTGTGGAAAACCAAGCCGGCTCAAGCCCAAATACACAGAGGAATTTGAACGGTTCTGGGCTGTGTTCACATCCAGCCCGCTGCTGGCCAATCAATCAAAAAAGGCAGCTTTCACTAAGCACTGGGAGGATGCCTGCGCAGACGTAGGCGCTGAGAGGCTCCTAGAAGCGGCTCAGGCGGCTGTCAACGAGCAGGCGCAAAGGGTTCAGGAGGGCGGAGAGCCGCTGATGCTTCCCGACTGTTTCAGGTGGCTTAGGGAGGAGCGTTATCAGCACTACCTCAACAAACCGGCAACGATCACGATTCAGCCCAAGCTGACCAGCGACTCACAGAAGGACTGGAGGCAGAAGCAAGAGGAAGACGCGCGGGCACTGGCTGCAACAAAAGCGCGTTATGGGATCAGCGATTGAACCTCACGACACCGCGCGAGCTCCCACCTATTGAGGGTCTGGAGTTTTTCGACGCCATCCACCGTTACAGCTGGAAAGGGCAGCTGCTGCCCTACAGCGTCTCAGCCATGGCAAAGCAGATCACGCCTGACGTGCAGCGCAAGTTTGACGAGACGCAGCACATCTGGGGCCCACGTGGGGTGGGCGTCCATCACGCGGCTTACCTGTGGAAGACGACCGGCAAGCCTGGGGACCTTGGCAACTATGGGGAGTGGATCGAGCCACTGATGGCTCACCCGCACGTCAAGCTTTTGGAGCCGATCGCGGCCGAATATCGATTAGCAGATCTGCGCTATGGGATAGGCGGGACGTTTGACCTGCTGGGACGGCTGCCTGGGGAGCCCTCGCGCGTGATCTTGGTGGACTACAAAACACTGGGCACGCATGGGCGTGACTACGACATCAGGGCCCAGCTGGGCGGCTACCTGTCATTGCTCTGGCAGCACTGGCCGATGCTTGATGTTCATCAATGCTGGGGGGTATGGATCAAGCCCGGCAAAACGTACACAACAACATACGAACCCACGGACTGCCTGGCGGAATGGGAGGCTAGGCGCTCGCTTTATCTGAAACCACGCATTGCGCCTGCGTAGGCGTTGACGCGGGGTCATCCCCGAACTAAAACAACCACAGCCCACAATGAACTCATGCAAATCTTTAGCGACCCCAAGACGCAGGCCCTCTGCCTTGTTATGGCTGCCTGCGCTGTTGGCGCTTATTTTCTGGATAACCGCAGCGCTCATCTTTCAGCTGATAGTGCTGCCGCTGTCATTTCTGCGCCGGTGGCGCCTGTGGGGTCGCAGGCGTACGCGTTCCCGGTTGTGCCTGCCTCAGGACTACATACAGGCCCCTGAGTCGTCGCAAGAGGACTGCACAGATGACAGAGCCTTCACCCTGCAACACCTGCACGCCTGCTACCTGCTACCCAATGCCCGGAAAGGAAAACTGGAGAATGACCCCCGTTGATGAAATCCCTGCGCTGATTGCGTCCAAGAAAGAACTGATCAGAGAGCTCAGTGGTCAGATCGATTTTCTAAAGGAAGAGCTTGAGAGATATTTCTGCAACGCTCTTGTGGGGGATAAGTTCACGCGAGGGCTGCACACAGTGACACGTGTGCAGAACGCCCAGCAGTGGGACTACACAGACGAGCAGAAATGCGAACAGTGGCACCTCAGGGATATGCACCAGCGGGGCGGGGCCGTACCCCGGGAGCGTTCTTACAGCTGGAAGATAACCACTAGAAAGGTGGAAGAACCAACCGAGCCGTCCTGAAAGTGACCTTCTCCCCGCACTTCATCCAGGCCACAGTTTTAGGAACACCACGGCCGCAAGGGTCGCTTGAAAGGACACGCTACGGGCTCAAGTATTACAACCAAAAGGAGCTTATGGAATGGCGCCATGAGGTCATGAAGGAACTGGTTTACAACAGACCAGACGGATGGGATGACACCGCTGCAATCAGCGTCACGCCTGCGTTCTTCTTTGCTCGCCCAAAATCCCACTACGGAAGCGGCAAGAACGCCCACAAGCTGAAACCATCAGCGCCTGAGCATCACACAAACAGACCAGATGCCGACAAGTTGATCAGGGGGATTGGGGACGCGATACAGCAGGCAGGGCTGATCAGAGATGATTCGCAGATTGTCGGGTGGGGCAACTGGAATGGCTCAAACAAATTCTGGGCCGATGGGGACAGATTGCCCGGGCTACATGTCCAGATCCAGGCTCTTAAGTGATGGAAGCTTTCGCGCAGGTCGGGACGTACCTCTGGCATTTTTTGATAGTGGTTGGCGTCAGTTGCCTACAGCCTGAGAACTGGAGCAGCTGCCAGGGAAGGTGGGTTGAGCCTTACGTGTGCGACGCAATCGATCTGTACACAAACGGGCCCTACGCAAACGAAAAACAAACGCTCAGGAGGTTGCTCAATGACGGCACAGATTGACTGGGGGGCTGTTTTTATAGCCAGGCCGGACCTGGAAGCGCCCGGCTACAGGGAAACATGCGAGGCAGTGAAGGCGGCCCCGCCGCGGCCCCGTAAGAAGACGAAACGGCGCGCAGAGCGGAAGGGCCGCTACCCAAGCGCAAAACACGGGGTTGACTCATAAGACTGCGCAGGGGTATGCTATGACCACAGGGGGAGACCCCGTCGCATTGAGCTCAACCAGCTCAAAGGCCTCCCCGCCTTCACCTTCGACTGATCGATCTCTAACCCTTTGCTCTTAGCCCAATGACCTTTCAAAACTCCAACGGCAACAACCTCTACTGGCTCCCCACCCTGACCAACAAGCAGCTGCACGCCTGGTGCCTGGAGAACGGCATCAACCTCCCCAAACGCAGCCGCAAGGACGTCTTCGTCGACGCCCTCAAGCAAGCCATGGCAGACGCTGGCATCGACATCAAGAACCACCCCGACTTCCAGCGAGCCACCAGCAGCTCCTCAGGGTGCTTCACCTACGACGCGGACGGCATAAAAAATCACTATTACGTCGGCGCCCGTTGGAAAGAAGCCGAACTGAGGGTCAAGTGAGATTTCCCAAGACTTACGCCGACCTCAGGGCAGCGCCGTGGTGCTCATCGTATGAAGACTGGATTGGCACCGATGGGGTGTTTATCCACGTTCACCTCGCCTGGCTGGACGACCCCGACAATCGCGTCTGCTCAGCCCACGGCGAAACCCTTAAGGATGCACTGAGGGACCTCAAAGCCGAGCTGTGGCACGACATCCGCCCGCCTCGTCACAAGTAGCGCGCGCCCCCGCCTGGGGGCTTTTTTAATGGACAGGCGGCCTACAGGGTCGCGTCTAGCAAGGCAGCAAAGAGCTGCTGCCTGATCTCCCACAGGATCGCCTGATGCTCTGAACTGCCGCCGGGCCATTCGTCGTGCGCCTTAGCAACGCAGCTGTGCAGGACGCGCAGGGCGTCGAGGCTGATGTCAAACCGCGTAATGCGCTGATCTTCCATGGTGCAAGGCTAGACAGGGCTGGCTTTCTTTATTCCTTCATAAGCTTTAGGTGTTGCGCATGCGCAGTCGCAGGCGTAAGGTCTGCAGGAAGGGGTGACCCCTGCAAAACTGCCAGCAGACAAAATGACTGAAAGCAACTGGTTGAATGTGACCAGAGCGAGCAAAGAGCTTGGCGTTCCGAAATCTAGGCTTGAAAAATGGCGCAGGACAAAAGTCATCGACTATCTGAAATGCTGGATGCAGACAGGGCCAGCAAAAACCCACCCGGTGGTGTACAACATCCAAACAATCAGAACCCGCTTTGAAGAGCTGAGCTCTGCCTTCCATAACGATCCAAAAAATTTAACAGACGAAGAAAGACAGGAAGTGTTTTACCTCATACAGCAGGAAAACGGTGATGATCAGCCACCAATCAATGAAGCTGCCGCTAAAACGCCTAAGACCGGGGTTGCATTAAAAAAAGTTCGCCAGCGTCTTTCGGATGAGTTTCTCTGCATACAGAGACTGAAGGTTTCAGCTGAAGCGTGCCGCATTTCCTTGGAAATTGCCGCTAAGGCACTGCGCGACGCAGAACTAGCAATTGTTGAGGGCATTCCGAACACTGAGGTCATCCCGGACACTGAGCCCGTGGGCTGAAAGTAGACCCAAGCCAGCCGGGGGGCCCGATGCTGTTGGAGACCAGGTCGTTGAGGAACGGCATGGATTGACCCAACAGCTGAAAGCTATACAACACCGCCAAGACCAAAGGGAAAGCAGGGCGCGCCTTAGACACGTGATCCATCCCCCGGCTGATTAACTAAGCTCTATGGATGAGTGAAACAATGGAAACGCTGCCGGATGGCTGCATCCGTGTCTGCGTATCTGAGGATGGGTTTGAGCCCGTCTGCTGCATCGTTTCATCGATGCACTTGGTCTACCAGAAAGTCCCACAGCTTCGCGCGAGCCTAGCGATGCAGGCAAAGCACGCAATCCTAGACAGCAGCTACTAATAAACCCCCGACTTGACCAAGTAAGTCTCAAGCTCTGCCACTCTCTTCACTGCATCCCCTAGCAGGTGCGCGGTGCGGATCCATTGAGTGACTGCTGCCTTTGTGACATCTTTCAGGGCCTGCATGTCTTCGCAGGAGTCAACCTCTCGGTGATACATCGTCACCGTTAGCTGGCTCTCCAGGGGGAGCTCTGCAGATGTGTTGAGCCAGGCAAGGCTAGGCCTGTTTTGGTCATCCATATGCGCCCGCGTGTGCTTACACAGTAGCCAACCCATACGGTGGCGCATTGCCAGGGGTGACCCTATGCGGTAGCATATGCGCAGCTCCAGCAATGGGGTCCTCGCCACGGGAGACGCGAGCCCGTCGGATCTTCGCTACCGCCTCATGAACGCTGAGATTAGCCAGCGCAAGGGGCAAACATTTCAACTATCAACTCATGCGGCTGCTGCTCTCGATCCTTGTGGGATCCCTTCTGGCCGCTGAGTTGGTACACATCCATCACCATCACGAAAATGACAGTCACCTGCGCTCTCGCGTGGGCGCTTGTCTTAATCATGTTCCCGCTGATTCTGCTCTGGAATTTGACTGAGTCGCGGAGTACCAAGATCAAGCGCTCTCGCCGTAACGGCAAAACCTGGAAACAAATTTCTCAGAGATACGGAGTCTCAGCAACTACCGCTAGGCGCTGGGCTGGCACATAAAAAAGCCCCCCTGAAAACAGGAAGGCCAGATCAGGTGTGAGTTGTTGAGGGAGAGATGACGTGCCACTCCCTGAAAAGATGACGTGCCACTCTCACAACAGCCCTAGCCTAGTCATGCTTATGCGTAGGCGCAATGAGTCAAGGCGTGCTCGTGATTGCAACCGCCTGCAGTCAATTGATCACCTGGGTTCCGGGGGACTGGCAGACAGGCCCGGGCTACGCGATCAAAACAGGCGGGGGCTACGCGCACGACTTGCACGGTCGCCCGGTTGTTCTCTCGCGCTCTGCGGCGTGCAGCCTTGCTCGTCTCATGCTCGCCAGCCAGGGAGCCGTCAAAGGGCATCACATCCACAGCAGCCAGCGGACTAAAACCTGGAACGACTCCGTACAGGGTGCTTACGACTCAAAACACCTCACAGGGGACGCCATAGACATACACCATGGCTCAAGACGGTGGATGCTTTCACGCGCAGGTGATGTGGCCAAGCTTTACGGCTGGCGTCTGATCACCTACGGCGGACACGGGGGGCATTTTGAATTTCATCCCCCATAGCGCTTGCAGCCCTGGGGGCTTTGCAGTCGTCCAGGATCCTTAGGGCCTCAGCTGCTGCCAGCACGACAGAAGCGCCCAAGGCAATCGCGGCAACGGTTGCCACGCGCAACAAATAGGAAGGTTTCACTTTATGGGATCACCTACACCTAGAGCCCGCTCAACGGCAAGGGCAATCTGATCATCGATCTGATTATCTGTTGTTTTGCTATACGCCTTCAGCAGATCAACAATCAAGCGCTTAACGCTCGCTGATTTCATGAAGGCAAACAGGACAGGACGCAGAAGCAACAGCACGGGATAGTCCTTAAAATTCCAAGGTAGGGAATGGAGAATGGAAAGAGAGCACAAGCAATGGGATGCAAGCGAACGGATTGCAACAACCGTCAGGGTCGGCGTTCTGTGCTGGGCCGGGGCAATCCTGACCACCAGTTACCTAAACCTGGGCAAGCCCTCTGCAGACTTGACATTCCCAGCGTCAGTTTTTAGCGCAGCTTTGGCCAGCTTTGGGATTGAACGCACCAACGGCAACGGCAACGGGAAGAAAAACGGTAAGCCAGGGGTCACTACTAGCCTTAAAGAGAAATCAGACAGCGTGGGCATCAAATGAGATCAGCGCACGCATTCGCCCTGCTGCTGTTAATCAGTAGTCCGGCCAATGCCGACATCAGGCACAGCATCCAATCATCAGTACAGCTCACAGTCGACAATGCGGCCTCTCAAATATCGAGAGGGGCAAGCTCCTACAGCATCAGCGGCAGTGGGGTCAGCACGACTGACGGGACAACAGCGGGGGTCATTGGCGGTTTAGGCACGGTCACGAATGGCGTCCCAGCCTTGACATCAATCACAGCGTCCCAGGCGACAAGTGGGAACGCTTTTAGCTTTAACCAGTCCTATCTAGAGGCAGACAGCACGAGCACCGCAACGGTGAGCCTGACCAATTCAGCGCTGACCGCCTTGCCCTTGTGGCAATCATCAACCGTGACCGCAGGAGGGACCGCAGGCAGCTTGGCCGGCACCGTCACAAGTGCAGGGGCCATAACGACCACTGCAGGGGGTGCAGGCACCACAGCGATCGGCCAGACGCTGATAACGCTTGAGCGGCTCAACTGATGCGCGCGGTTGCGGCCCTGTTGCTAGTGGCGTTGCCAGCTGCTGCGGTGCCAGTGGTGCCGCAATTCAGAACAGGCCAGCAAACAACCAACACGCGAAGCACCACACAGATCGTGGAACAGATCCGATCAGTGGACTTTGCAACCGGCTACAGCTACACCGCGGCAGGTTCTGGGATAGAGCACAGCGGGCTGTCAATGTTGCCCGATGCAGTCGAAATACAAAACCAAACAACAGACGGGGTGCAATCGCAATGGATCGGCCTTCCGCTTGGTCAGCGGCCCAGCTGGAAGATGACACAGGACGGCGCGGCCTTTCAATTCACGGAGAGCTACAGCGGACCAGGACTCCAGACGATTACTTACATCGACCGAACAACAACAATCACAGCAGACACCTCCTCAACCTCAGTCTTTGGGCCGTAGCCCTGCTGCTGCCCTCGCAAGCAATTGCGCAGGTCAATGCAACAGCATCACCCAGCAGCGTTAGCAACGGAAGCGTTGTTAACAACGCAGTGCAGATGCTTAATGGCCCTTTCCCTGTCTATCACCTGGGTCCTAATCAGATCAGCTGCCAAGGCCCGACACTTTCGCTGTCACCGTTCCTGACTGGGTCGCATAGCTTCTCACTGCCGCGCCGTGATTATCAGCGGACGCCCTATTACAACCCGGTGGACGCTAACGAAGACGGCGCACCAGATTATCCAGGCGAAATCCTGTTTTGGAGCAAAGCCCCAACAGGACAAAAAGACAGTCACAGCATCAATGCAGGAATCGCATTAACCGCGTCTTTCCCGTTAGATGGTGGGCTGCATGAACGCTGCAAAGCGCTAGCAGACACACAGCTAAAGCTGATGCAACAGCTGTTGGCGCAGCGCGTTCTGGATTACACGTTGAACCGTCTGAAGCACTGCTCAGAGATGGCCAAAGCAGGCGCAACGTTTAAGCCTGGATCACAGGCGGCGATGGTCTGCGGTGATGTGCGTGTCATCGTCCCCGTAAAGCCCGCCGCAAAGCCAAAACGGCCCGATTCCGGTCTCTTTGCGCCAGGCGTCGTTCAGAAAGACTCAGGACCGGGATCTTTCGCCCTAGCTTTGCCTTGATCTTTGCAACCGCTTTTTTGACTGCTGGCTTGATCAACTTGAGCAGCAGATCAGCAAGCGGCTTGGCCAGCAGCGCAGACGTGGTGGCGACAAGTGCAATGGAGCTTGTATTGACGACGGCTGGCACCTCTGGCAGCCCGTCTAGGACCTGCTGAACGATCGGTGCGCTAGGGGCGGGTACTACAGCAGCAGGCCCAGGCCTAGGGAGCTGCGGCAGTTCTGCAGCAGGTGGCGCCTGATCTGCTTCCCGTTTTGCAGGTGGGGCCTCGCCCTCAATGACGGTCAGCTGGCTGGGCCTGAAATCCATTGCGTCGATGGAAGGCAGGGGCGCATCGCACACGTAGCCGACGCGGCCGGGATCGTCTCTCAGGAGCGATGGGTTGAGCTGCGCGTCAGGATGCGACGGGACACAGCCGGGCACCTGCAACACAGGCCGCGGCAGGCTGACGGGAGGGGCTGGCGGCATGAAAGGCGCCGGCACTCGTGGGATACGGACAGGAGGGATCACAAAAAAGCCCCGCTATGTGCGGGGCCTTGGGAGACAATCAAAGCGCGTACTTGATGCCGGCTTTTAGCCCGGCGTTTACATACTCAAGCTTTTCTGCTGACATCCCCGACACCTCGCCGTAAAGGCTGAAGCGATCAGTTACAGCGACAGCACCGCCAAACTTACCGGACAGCTCAACGTCAGTGTCCCCGCCGTCTGGGGCAACGATTGCAGGGCCCGCCTGCAAATACCAAGACGCATCGCCGTTGACGCCCTCAACGCCCAGATGCACGTCAACAACGCTGCCGACATACTCCAGACCATCAAAACCAGAAAAACCGGAGTTGAGCTCAGTGTTGAAATAAGGCCCAGCCTGAGCAGGCGAGGCGATCACTGCAGAAGCTGCCAGCAAAGAAGAACCGGCGAGGATTGAGAGATTTTTCATGAGATACGCCTGCGCAGGCGTAAGGGATGCACACAAGGTAGAACCACCTACAGGCAGACAATTAAGCAACTGCCCGCAGGTATTTAGACCCCAGTGGCGGAATGAGTGCCGGAGTACCACAGCGACCCAGTGGCGCTGCCGGTACGCACCTCTGTATACACGGGGCCGTGCTGAGTCCCTGCGCCGCCTTGCATCCAATCGGCATAGTCAAACTCAAGCTCATAAGTCTTAGAGGATTTCAGATAAACCCAGTGATAGTTTTCAAAATTAACCGCCGGCTGCGTCCCTGAACTTGGGAAGTTTGAACTATCGGCAAACTCGCAAATCATTGCCACCTTGTTACCACTAGAGCCGCTGATGAATTCAGAGAGGCGCCATACTGGGGCATGGCTGCTGTTTGTAGCCCGCCAATTTGTGGCACCATTGCTATGAAAGCGCAGATAGATTTTGACCCACCCGGTAGTCGATGGGCTGAAAGTTTTGATATAGCCCATATCAACAGTTGTGAAACCGTTTGACCAAGTGCCGGAATAGGTGCCAGCAGTCCCAACCTCTAAGGCTGAAGAGTCAAGAGTTTGCGGCCCTGACCAGTTAACAACGGTTGGATTTTGTCCCTGATTCGCTTGGTTAAAAACGCCCCTTGTTCCGTTGCCAGAGACGGGGATGGGGTTCAGGTCTAGAAACCAGCGGAAGCATTGACCACCGCCAACGCCGAATTGAAATTCATCATTGACCAGCCCAAAGCGGCGGCCGTTGGTGGTATTCCATGGGTCAGCGCCGCCACTGCTGCCAACACCTTGGCCATGAAGCAAACAAATGGTCACGGCATGCGTCTGGCTGGATCCATTCAGAAATGAAGTCGTCGGATAAAATCCGAGCATATTTTCATCGACAAACTTGAAATCACGCCCACCCCATGAGGCAGATGTTGAAGTAACAGCAGCATCATAAACTCTGCCACGCTCAAAGTAGATTCTATCAATGTTGATATTTGGCCAGCCATCGTAAGTTGTAACCCCTGTTAAAGCACTTCCCAGGCCTGAGGTTGTGGTTGTGGTGCCAGGCTCAACAATCGTGATTGTTCGTGAGAGAACAGTAACTGCCCCATCTAGAACGGAAAGGGTAAAGGTCTCCGCTTGATCGCTTGTACTGTCAGACGCAGCTGTAATAGAGAAAGAGCCTGTATGGTTGGTAAAGCTAAAACTGCCAGATATTGACCCCGAAAAATCAGCAGCAGAGGTTGTAACGTGCGTGACAAGATAACTGAGGGAGCCAGATGATGAAAAGGTTGGGTCTATATCAACTTGGAAAGATGCCGTATTTCCTTCCTCAATTGATGACGGCCAACTAATGGCCGTGAAAGGAGGATCTAGGGATGTGTCATTGATCGTGATTGTTGGGGATGTTGCCAGCAGGGTCAGAGTTCCGCCTAGGCTCTTTTTGATCTCAATTGTGAAAGTCTCGCTGCCCTCTGTTGTCTGGTCGGCAACAGGGGTCAGGTTGAAGGCTGCACTATTGCTCCAGACGCTAGCCGTCCCTGCCGCGGGATTAACATCAGTGGTCAGACCCTGCACAAAATATTCAACGTATCCCCCATCGGGTATGTTTGTCGTTGTTACTTGGTAAGTGTAAGCAGTGCCCTCGTTTACGCTTAAAGTCGGATTGCTAAAGGCAGCGGTTGCGTTGATGGATGTGTCATTGACAGTGACAACCTGATTAGCCAGATTTGTGACGCCATAGGAGATAGACAACGCAAAGGATTCAGAGCCCTCTGTGAAAGAATCAGCAGTGGCTCGGACAGTGAACGCCGCCTGATTATTGTTGACGGTCGCTGTGCCAGCGGTAGCAAGAAAGTCAAGCGAAGATGTAGAAGTGTGTGATATTGACCAAGAAATAGACGACCCATTCGCAATGCTTGTTGTGTTGACTGTGTAGGTAGTAGTGACGCCCTCATTGATACTGGTTGCAGGGCTAACAAAAGAAGCAGTTGGGGGCGTGTTCTTCTCAATTTCTATGTAGCCATCCTCACCGCCTAACCAGTTGCCACCGTCAGTCTTGGTGACATTGATTGCACTAGCAGCGACAAAACTGCCCCCGCCGCCGCCTTCGCACGGCCGGCCATTCCACCAGCCACCGCCCCCGCCGCTGTAACCGCCGCCC